TGAAGTTACCGAACCACAGGAGAACCCAGTGTCAGAAACACCAGCCCCAGAAGTCATCGAAGCATCATCAATTTTTGCCCAGCCAAAACGCAAGTTTGTTATGCCAACCCCAGGCGAATACCTTGCAGCAATGCACACAGGTGGCGACACTTTCGCCAATGTAAACGCTGCATACAAAGAAGCAGTACGCGATCAGCAGACAGCACTTCAAGCAGCTGCCGGTGACGTGCTCACAACTGACACCCCAGGACTTTTGCCAGTGCCAGTTCTTGGGCCATTGTTTCAAGACCTCAACTTTGTACGACCAGTAGTTAGCGCTTTTGGTGCTCGCTCAATGCCGAATACGCCTTCAAAAACGTTCGTGAGACCCACCATAAGTACTCACACAAGTGCGGCGACACAAACGGAAGGCTCAGCCGTAAGCGCCACTACAATGGTTATTGCTTCTAACACAGTTACTAAGACAACTGTTGCCGGTCAAGTCACGCTCACAATGCAGGACATGGACTTTACAGACCCAGCGTCAATGAACTTAATCTTGAATGACCTTGCTGGTGAGTACCTTATTGCAACTGACAACATTGCAGCTGACAACTTGGTCAGTGGTAAAACAGCTTCAGGCTCAACATGGACTGTCACAGCAAACGACCCATCAAGCTTGATTGAGTCGTTGTATGACGCAGCACGTGAAATTGCTGAGGACAGCAACTACTTCCCAACCCACTTGTGCGTGTCACCCGATGTCTGGCAGAAATTAGGCCAACAGCTAGACGGGTCAAAAAGACCTGTCCTTGGTTACACCACAAACGGTGTCATCGGACAAAACAGCATTGGTCGCGTAGGTGGCCTGCAGTACACCGGTATGGATGTATTTGGTCTCAACCTTGTTGTCGATAACAACTTCGCATCAGGAACCATGCTTGTTGTTTACGCACCTGGCTATGAAATCTACGAAGCACAGCAAGGCGTTCTCTCAATCGCTAACCCAAGCACATTGAGCCGCACGTTCTCTTACTACGGCTACTTTGCAACATTCGTTGCCAAGTCAAGCTTCATTCAGGGCATCGTAGTCGCTTAGTCAGAAAGGCGGCTACCGCCGATGGCTACATACACAGTCACTTTCAAGCAACTGTTAGACAACTATGCAGTGCTACAAACACTGACCGATACTGAAATAGAGGTGGGGCAATCCATCACTGTTGCCAGTGTTGCTGCACCCTTTAACGGCACGTTCGTGGTCTATGCCATGCCCAAGTATGAGTACATCGGCATAGACACAGAAGGTGATCTGTTATTCAACAGCAATGTCAGTATTCCTAACCAGCTGCTCTTTGCTTGTACCGGCACAGACGTACAGCGCACAGCAAGCGCTACTGGCACGATTACTTACACGCAGAACTGCTCGTGGATTACTACGGCAAACCTGATCACATACCTTGGCGTAGACATCACTAACCCCAGCGATGACTACACCTTGGCAACTCAGGCCGCTAATGCAGCCAACGATTTCTGCTATCGACGCAGGCAAGAGTCAGGCTATTTTGACAGCCTTACAACTTCACCAGGGCATGATGCGACGTTAGGAACAGCAATGTACGCAGCTGCACTGTGGCGCGCTCGAGGCTCAGTACAGGACACTTTTGCGACGTTTGATGGTATGGGTTCAGCACCCGTCAGCGCCATGACACCAATGATTAAACAGCTCTTGGGCATAGACCGCCCACAGGTGGCTTAATGCCTGCCACAGGGCTTCTCAACGAGGCTATGCAAGACCTCAAGGCCACACTCACGGCAGTGACAGGCTTACGCGTAGTAAGTGACCCCACAAAGATTGTCCCTAACTGTGTCTTTCTCGATGCACCTAGTTTTGAGACAATCGCTGGCGGTGGCAACATCGTGCGCGTCACCATCCCAGTACGTGTTATTGGCAGTGGCACCGCAGCCCAAAATGTGCTGGAAAACATCCTCAGCATCGTGGCTACAGTCCTTGGCTCAAGCGTTGTCATTATGGCAGGCCAGCCGTCATCACTTGAAATTGGTGGCGCTACCTACCCTGCTTACGATCTACAAATGGCAATGCAGGCACAGAAACAATGACATACCCAACTGCAGTAGTATTATCTGCTAGAACTATAAACAGATACGGCACCCGGCACCGTTTGACACAGGAGAACCATCGTGGCCACAAGTACATATCTCACTAACCCAACCGTAAACCTTGCGCCTACCACTGGTGGTGCGAAGGTTGATTTGACTGACCAATGCCGTAGCGCAACAGTCACAGTCGGAGTGGACAGTCTCGAGAGCACTGCTTTCGGTGACACAGGCCATCGTTTTGTGCCAGGCTTGCAGACCGTATCTGTAGAGCTTGAAATGTATCTTTCTTATGGTGCTGGCGAAGTTGAAGCTACATTGTTTGCCAACCTTGGCACAGGAACTACTGAGCTAACCATCTCGCCATCAGGTGTCACAGAGTCTGCCAGTAATCCAGAATACGTGATTTCCAATATGCAATTGGTTGATTTTACACCGATAACAGGTTCTGTGGCCGAGCTCAGTATGGTCACAGCGTCGTTTATTGGCGGCACTTACGTGCGAGATATCACAGCCCCATAACCAAAGGAACCCGACATGAAATTAACTCTTAACGTAGATACTGGCGAAGGCCCGTATCTAGTCTCAACCAGTTTGTACGTCATTGTGCAGTGGGAACGCAAATACAAACGCAAGTCGAGCACCATCGGTGAGCAAGGCATCAGCATTGAGGACTTAGCATTTATGGCGTATGAGTCATCTAAAGTTGCTGGCATCACAGTGCCCGTAGTACTAGACGACTTCATTAAACGCTTAGTGACTTTGGAAGTGGTGGACAATGATCCCGCAAACCCTACCCAAGCGGAACCTACCGCCATTCCCTAGCCAGTTTGTTAGTAGCAGTCGGCTGGTGGCCACCTGCTGTAGAGTTTGACATAGCTGATCTAAACACCACGATCAAGTTGTTAAACGAAAGCCGCAAGCCATGAGCCTTGAAACTACTGCCGAAATTACAGGCTTGAAGCAGGCACTGTCAGAGCTAAGCAAGTTAGACAAGTCAGCGCGCTTTAAGGCTGCTGCCAAAATTAAGGCCAGTAGCCCAGCAATGCTCGAGAACGCCCGCGCTCAATTCCCTGCCGATATTGGCGTCACTGTTATTCACGGTATGGCACCAAGCAAAAAAGGCAAAGCCCGTCTGGCGTATGACAAAACCAAGGTGGACAAAGGCGTGCAGATCATGGTTGGTGGCCGTTCCCGTGGTGCAGGCATAACACCATTGGTGACGCTGGTGCAGAAAGATGCAGCTGGTGCACTGTTTAGTCAGGCTGGCACAAGAAACAATACGCAGTTCACTAAGTTGCTTACTAACGTATTTGGAAGGCCTCAGCGCGGCTTGTGGCGTTCTCGAGCATTCATTGCAGAGCAAGGCACTGCTGACATTATGCGCGCTGTGGATGAAGTTATCGCTGACGCTAACCGCGCACTACAAGCAAGGACTTCTGGCTAATGGCTATCTACCTACCGATTGTTACCCAATTCAACAGCAAAGGATTGAAGGAAGCCGAGAAAGGCTTTAAGGATTTAGAAGGCGCGCAAGCCAAGGCGAAATACGCACTTGGCAAGGCAAACAAATACGCAGCTGTCGCACTTGGTGGTTTAGTCGCTGGCCTCGGTGATGCTGTCAAGGGTGCTATGGAAGATGAGCAAGCACAGGCAATGTTGGCGCGTCAGCTACAGAAAACTACTGCAGCCACTGACGCACAAATCGCAGGCGTTGAGGCTTACATAACCCAGCAAGGAAAACTTAAAGGCGTTACCGATGATGAGTTACGCCCGGCAATGGCTGGACTTGTACGTGCCACGATGGACATTGACGAAGCCCAAAAGGCTGCCAACTTGTCTATGGATATTGCAGCGGCTAAAGGCATCAGCCTTGAGACTGTGACTAAGGCTATGGAAAAGGCATATGGCGGCAACATGACCGCCCTAGCGAAACTGTCGCCAGAACTGCGCCAGATGATTAAAGACGGCGCAAGCATGGAAGAAGTGATGGCCGAAATGTCTGTCACTTTTGGCGGCGCTGCCACTGACTCTGCTAACACTGCTGCAGGCTCTATGAAGCGTTTAGGCGTTGCTCTTGGTGAAGCTAAGGAAGGTGTAGGCGCTGCACTGCTACCGATACTTGAAAAGGCCATGCCAGTTCTGCAATCGTTTGCCACGTGGGCACAAGACAACCCAACACTCATTACAGCTGTAGCGGCAGCCTTTGGTGTCATGGCAGCCAGCATCGTTCTAGTCAATGCAGCGATGGCATTAAACCCAGTAGTGCTAATCACTGCCGGCATTCTTGCTCTCGGTGTCGCCATCGTGATGGCCTACAAAAAGTTTGACACTTTTAGAGCTGTAGTACGCACAGTCGTTAATGGTGTTGCTACCTATTTTGAGTTTATGGCTAACGCTTTTATCACCATGATTAACTTGGTTATTAAGGGTATTAACTTGATTAAGCCTGGCAAAGATATTGGCACGCTTGGCGCTGTCAGTTTTGGCCGTATGGGTGGCGACAGTGGCGGCGATGGTGGCTCTAACCCTGCAGGCCTTGACTATAAAGCAATGGCTACTGGTGGCATTGTTACTAGCCCGACTATGGCGCTTATTGGTGAGGCAGGCCCAGAGGCTGTTATTCCCTTAAATAAAGCTGGTGGCTTGGGTATGAACATCACAGTGAACGCTGGACTTGTAAGCACCCCAGACCAAGTAGGTCAGGACATTATTGCTGCTATCCAAAAAGCACAGCGTCGTAGCGGAACGGTATTTGCACCAGCATGAGCGTTCCTACAATGCAGGTGCTGGTGGGCTTTCAGAGCACCACTGGCTTCGGTACCCCGTTTATGTTGGACGATGCCTTCTATGGTGTTTTAGACACTGCAGGGCGCGGCACCCTTGGTGGTGTCACCTTTGTGGACTTAACCAGCCTGGTTGAGAATGTGAGCATTACACGTGGACGTTCACGCCAGTTAGACCAGTTCAATGCCGGCACAGCTGTTATTGCTTTTGACAACGCCAGCCAAATACTTAACCCAAGCAACACGGCCAGCCCTTACTACCCGTTCGTACTGCCACGATGCCCAGTGCAGATACTTGCCAATGGCATACCAATTTACACCGGGCTAATTACTGACTGGAACCTTGACTACGACATCAGCAACCAAGACATGATGTACGCGTCATGCTCTGACCAATTCACAGTGCTTGCCAACCAATCACTGAATGCTGTTGCCACATCAGTGCAGGCCACAGGTGCACGCATTAACACAGTGCTGGACTTGCCAGAAATTAACTACCAAGGCGCTCGAGCGATTGACACTGGCTCATCCACCCTTGGCGCTTTTGCTATTACTGAAAACGAAAACTGCCTGAACTATCTACAGCTGATTAACACGAGTGAGCAGGGCTATCTGTTTATAAGCGCTAACGGCACCCTTACTTTTAAGGGTAGGTCTAGTGTCCTGAACCCTGTTGCTGGCGCTACTTTTAACACTGACGGCACAGGTCTTAGGTATCAGAGCCTTATTAACCAGTTCGGTGACGAGCTCTTGTATAACTACATAACGACAAAATCTGACGCTGGTGCCATACAGACAACTAGCGACTCGGCCAGCATTGCTCTTTATCAAGCCCAGCAGTATTCACTAACCAACTTGCTAAACAGCACGACCACAGAAGTTGCTGGCCTTGGTAACTATCTGCTCGGCAAGTACAAAAACCCAGTGCTGAGGTTTACAGGCCTATCTACTGAGATGTCAGCGCTATCGGCTACTGACCAAAACATTGTGCTTAACCTCGACATGACAAGTATCTGCAGCGTGGTTAAGAACTTTGTGGTTGGTACCCCAGCCACCGAGACACAGACCCTAATTGTGTCCGGCATTAGCCATAACATCACACCTGGCAGTCACATTGTTTCGTACACTTTTGAGAGTACGGACGGCAACCAATACTTAACCCTGAACGATGCAATCTTCGGAACGCTCGACAACAACCTTCTCAGTTTCTAGAAAGGAAACAACAACATGGCAGCATCACCTTTTCCATTCGTCGCTGGGGCTGTATTAACCGCAGCCCAACTAAATACTTTTGGCGACTTAACGACATACACCCCAACATTCACCAATGTGACAGTCGGTAACGGGACTCTCGATTTTGAGTACTTTACGCTCAACGAAGTCTGTTTTGTCAAAGGGACTTTTACTCTTGGGTCAACTTCATCAGTCGGCGCAGGTGGCACAGTAATTTCATTGCCAGTGACAAGCACCGCGCTCGCTGGTACACCTGTAGTGGGAGTTTGTTTGTTTCAAGACGCTACGGGCGACACTTTTTCGGGGACAATGAGTCTTGCATCAACTACGACTGTCAGATTAAATCGAAGCGTTGTTAGCGGAACAAATATTGTGCAAGACAACACTTCTTCGCTATCACCGTTTACATGGACAACATCAGACCGTATGCACGTGTCATTCTGGTATGAGATTGCTTAATGCGAAAAAGCCTGATTCTATTGGTCATTTTGACATCGCTCACGGCTTGCGCAGACCGTGAACGCCTTAATTGCCCACCAACTAAAAACAAAGCACTTCGCGGTGTAACAGAAACACTTGTACCAACAACACCAGCCCCCGAATATGGAACAGGCGGAAAGTGCACATGAAACCAGACAACAGACTTAGCAACGAACAAATCAAAGCACGACTAATCCTTGTCGTAGCCATTGGCTTAACGCTTGCCTTTCTTGCTTCAATCTTGGCATTGCTTTACGGCCTGCTGTTTGTAACGCAACCGCTCGAGGTCAGTCCGAATGATAATTCTGCGTGGGCAGTGTTATCGCCCATGCTTGCCACACTCACAGGCGGGCTCTTGGGGGTGTTAGCAGGTAACGGACTCAAAGACCGACCTAAAGACCCACCAGCACCATGACCGTCAGACCGTACCCGTACTACCCATCATGGGATGGCAAAGCCACACAACCCGTCACTAGCAAACTCGTAGAGCTGTGCAAAGCGCGCTGGGGCATGACCTCACTAGGCACATACGCCAACAGACCAATGCGAAACAACGCAGGACTATCCGTACACGCCACCGGATATGCAGCAGACTTGAAATACAAAGACGAAGCCCAGGCACGTATTATCTGGGACTGGTTCCTAGCCAACAGCAAAGCCCTTGGATTATGTGAGATGCACTGGTACGCCTATGGTGCTTACGGCGCTGGCTACCGCTGTAGTCGAGGCGAAGGCAAAGCTGGTGTCAAAATCTTTACGGCCACAGACAATGCAGGCTCGTATCAAGGCTCACCTAATTGGCTGCATATTGAACTGGCCAAGCAAACGCCAGAGCACTTTGAGGAACAATTCAGAGCGCTTAAATAGGATTCCTAGACACTGTTTGAGCAGTGCTAGGGCTAGGTGGTGGGTACTTTGTTTCCATTGGGTATCCACCACCGACTTTCTAAATTGTGTAAAGTAACCACCGCTACTCAAATAGCAGAAAGTCAGAGGAAACATGACATACACCGACCTACCACTATTCAGGGCAACAGACCCTGAAACTTCTAGGCAAATCAGCCCCATCAGAGTGGGCACTCACCGCGCAATCTTGCTAGAGCAGTACTATTACGCAACTTTGGGCCTAACCGATGAAGAAGCAGGCGCTCGAGCCGCGCTTGCCGGACACGAAATAAAGGGCTACTGGAAGCGCTGCAGTGACTTACGCACCATTGGACTAATCCAAGACTTAGGCATCCGTAGAGCGCTCCTGAGTGGCTCTCAGGGCATTGTGTGTGGCATCACCCAAAAGGGTATGGACATGG